GTAGGTGCAAGGGCTTTAGCCAAAGATCTTATGGATCCTAATGAATTAGAACAGACTTCATCTATAGATGATGTATCTGCTAGGATTGATGATTATATTGAAAACGGACTTATTAGAAAAGCATATAAGTGGATTTATTCAGGAGAAAATACTGAAATATTAAACTTAGATCTTAAGTTTAATAACCTTTGGAGAATTCCTCTGTCAATAATTAATGACCTTTCTGTTCCACAAGCAAAAACTACAAAGAACAAACCATCAGCCAAGGAATTAAGAGAAGTTGCAAGAAAACAAAATGCTGAAAATAAAAGAAGAGATGAAGCGACAATAAAAAGAATACAAGATGAAAAACTTGCTCCTTTTAGATTTGCTGAAGATTTAACAGAACCTGATGTAAATAAAGCACAAGAAAAAGAAGCAAATATCTATAAGACTATGTTTACTCCAACTAATACACAAGGTAAAACAAAAGATACACAATCAGAAGGCAAAAGAGCAGAGTTTGTTTCAAAACATTTGTTTAAACAATTACATGCTGGTGCAAGTGCAGGTAGTGGAGATTTAATAACATTAGATTTTGATGTTTTAGGAGATCCGTTTTGGCTACACCAAACACCAGCAGGAGTAGAAGGAAAAGCACCAGTACAAGATGACATAAATTTTTATATCGAAAATATAGGAAACTACAAGGAAGCACTAAAAGAACACTTAGCAAAAACAGCTGGGCAAAATGTAGATAATTCAGTCTACTTAGAAGTCGGAGTACCAAGTGCAGATAGAAACGACAAAGACCTTATGGACCTAGACAAAGAAGATTTGATTACGGGTGTATATAGGATTTTTTCAACTGTACATACATTTACAGGTGGAAAGTTTACATCAAAGTTAAAAGGAACAAAAGATCCTCTTTTAGGACAAAAAGCAAAAGAAGCAATGCAGAAGAAGATCAAAAAAGAAAGAAATGTAAAGTTTAAAAAAGCAAACGAAGCAGGAAAAGCAGGAGTATAATATGTCAACAGGACCATATGATTTAGAAAGTTTTACAGGAGTGTATCTTGGTAAAATTAAAAACAATGCAGACCCCTATGGCATGGGTGTACTTGAAGTTTATATCAAAGAGTTTCTCGGAGATGAAAATAATCCAGATCATTGGAGAAGAGTAAAGTATTGTCCTCCTTTTGCTGGATCAACAAACCACCAAGCAGAGAAGCCAGTTAAAGGTTCAGTTGATTATGAAGAAACAGATAGAGCCTATGGTATATGGCATGTTCCACCAGACTTAAATGTGTTTGTAATATGCTCTTTTATTAATGGAGATAAAAACTTAGGCGTATGGTGGGCATGTGTACCACATGACGATAAAACACATGCATTGCCAGGAGTTGCGTCAGGAGCCACACACGAAGGTTTAGTAAGGCCAATTGGCGATAGAAATAGATGGAATGTTTCAGATAAAAATATCATGCGTAGGCCTGAACACCCTGCTAGTTTTAGATTAAGTGAACAAGGAATTGATAAAGATTTAAGAAGAGGTCAAACTAATGCTGGTCCTTTTAGAAATGCTTCAAGCCATCCTGGATTAGCATATGGTATACTAACTCCTAATCAGCATAGTCTTATGTTAGACGACGGAGAAGAAGGACTCGACGGACAAATACGTTTTCGTACTTCTAGTGGGCACCAAATACAGATGCACGAAGAGGGCGGGTATATTAACATTATTAATGCAAAAGGTACTGCTTGGATAGAATTAGACGAAGAAGGAAACATTGATGTGTACTCACAGAAGGACATATCTTTTCATGCAGAAGAGAATATTAATATGCATGCCGGTAAAAATATTAATATAGAAGCAGTCAAAGATATTAACGTGAAGTCAAAAGAAAACACTAAAATTGAAACAGGACAGAGTTATAATGTTACAGCTGGTCAAGGGCTATTTCAAACATCACTAGCAGGAATGGATGTCAATGTAGCGGCAGTTTATAAAGAAACTGCAAAAAGAATTGATATGAACGGACCTGTTGCGGCAAAGGCAACTAAGCCCGAAGTACATAATCATATTGTAAATGAACTAGTAGGAGAAAGTGTATCTGCTAGAGTACCAGAGCATGAGCCTTGGGCAGGACACGGAAAGTTCGAAGGTGGTGAAAAAATTACATTGCCAGTTGGAACGTTAAGTCCAAACTCACCCGAAGCAGTTTTAGCAAGTGTTCCTGGTAGTCCTACAGTAGTTCCAGCTCCAGAAAGTTATGAATCATTGTTGCCTGTTGCAAATGCTGAAGGAGAACTAGTTTCTCAACAAACAGGAATTCCATTGACTGCTGATGCTGTTTCTTGTATGCCTCCTTTAAGTTTAAAAGGAGCAGTAATGAGTGAAAAAGCATTTAATATGATGAAAAGTAGAGAAGCATATAGAGGAATGATGTATGCAGATTTTCAAGGATATAGTGTTGGATATGGAACTAGAGTTGATATCTGGGGACCACAAAACTCTGCAAGCAAACTAGATGCAAGTATAAAACAAGCACTAGTTGATGGACCAAGTGAAGCAGAAGCAAGAATTGCAAGTAGACAAATTATTGATAGACATATGACTCCTCCTCTAAGGCGCCGTCTAATTAAGAGGATTGGTAAAGACACAGTTTGTATTACACAAACAATGTTTGATGCATTGTGTATGGCTTCTTTTGGAAATCCAGGTAATGCTTATAAAATGGCAGATCAATTAGTAGATAGCGGAAAAGCAAGTGGTGATGGCAGACCTCAACCTAAAGATATTGCAACTATATGGGCAAATGCGTATTATACACCAAATGCTACTCAACGTAACTCAGAAGCAAAATATGCAATAACAGGCGAAGTACAAGGAGCTCAGAAAAGTGCAAGTGAACTTATGAACGAAGGAGTTACTGCTGACTTTAAAAGTGTACAAAAGAAAAGAGCAAGACAACCACAAAACGACCAATGGAAAACTGATTTGGGCAATGGGCCATCTACTGGTAAAAGACTACAATCAAAGTACCTTCCTCCTAACAAATTACAACGAGCACAGTACGAAAGAAGCTACTTTTTAAACACAGGAAAAATACCTCCTGGTTCTACTATAACACAAGTTGCATCATTACAAAATAAACATGGAAATCCTCATACTGGCGAAAATAATCCGCCAAATACACCTACAAGGGCATAACAGTAATAACCCTGCTTAATAAGGGTGCTAAATATAGTTATGGCTACATTGACAACAAAATACAAAGGATACAGTACAATAGGCACTAGTTTTACAAAACCAGTGCTGACTAACTTTGATCTAGCAAAACAAGATTTATTGAATCAATTTGGAACAAAGCTAGGCGAACGTATTATGCTACCATCGCATGGCAGTATAATATGGGAATTGCTTTTTGATCCACTTGATGACAGTACAAGACAACTAATAAGAGATGATGTTGTTAGAATTATTTCAGAAGATCCTAGATGGGAATTCGTTGAAGTTCAGACAATAGAAAATGAACATTCAGTTAATGTTGATGTAACACTAATTTATCGTCCAGAGAATGAAGTAACTACACTTCCTTTGGAATTTAATAAAGGAGAATTTTAATGAGTCAGACAAAGCGTCTAAGTCAGTTAAACGCCGCAGAGAGCTGGCTTAATAGTTATAGAGATTTAGTCAATGCAGATTTTAAAGCATATGATTTTGAATCATTAAGAGAAGCACTACTAGATCATATCCAGGTTAATTACGGAGAAGATTTTAATGACTTTATTAATAGCAGTGAATATGTTGCATTAGTTGATTTAATTTCATTCCTCGGACAAAACATAGCATTCAGAGCAGATTTAAATTTAAGAGAAACATTCTTAGAAACTGCTGAAGTAAGAGAAAACGTATTATCTATTGCTAGACAAATAGGATACAAGCCACATAGAAATAAAACTGCTGAAGGTTTTTTAAGAATTAACAGTATTTCAAGTTCTCAAGAAATATACGATAGTAGAGGAGTCAACCTAGCAGGTCAAAATATTGTATGGGCAGATCCGCTAAACAGTGATTTTCAAGAACAATTTAACTTAATATTAAACGAAGCATTTAGTAAAAGTAATCCTATCGGAAGACCAATTAGTACATTTCAGTCAGGAGCAATGACTAGAGAAATTTATGAGTTTGAAGAAACAGATGATTCTAGCTTGATAGAAAATGTTTCATTGAATAGTAGAGCAGGACAATCATATACGTTTGATATTATTCCAGTAACACTAGAAGACGGAGCATTAATTGAAAGCCCACCATCTCCGTTAAATGCAAAGAGTCTTACTTTTAATAATGACGGAACAGGATTTGCTGGTGAATCAAATGGTTGGTTCTTTAGTTGTAAGCAAGGAACACTTCAGTTTCAGGATATTATTATTGATAATGTTGTAGAAAACAGAGTAATTGATATTAATGCAAATAATATCAATGATACTGATGTATGGGTACAAACTGTGGACCAGACAGGCACAATATTAACATATTGGACAAAGGTTGAAAGTGTTGTTGGTAACAACATATCTTTTAATGATATTGATAAAGAAGATAGAAATATCTTTGAAATAATTACTAGAACTAACGACCAGATATCAATTAAATTTGGCAATGGATCATTTGGTAATGTACCATTTGGTAATATTAGAATTTGGTTTAGAGTTAGTG